CAGCGAAGTATGCTGGGATTTGGACATATAACGGGGTTGCAGTCACCCTAGACGACGCGAGTTTAGTTTTTGCTACGGATTTCTGCAATATAATCCTGAAGCAATTTGTAACGATGATGGCTCAAGCGTCTATACAGCAAGCACAAAATCCGACCTCAGAAAATAAACTAATTACGGAATAACATGAGATATACGGAGAAGACATTCACACTCCCAGCTAATACTTCAAAGATCAGTCAGAAACGTTGGGAGGAAATCTTTAAAGACGTTCATGAAGAATATAATAGACCGAATCTGGGTCGGAAAACAACGCGAAGTTCAAAAAGCTTTAAATGATGGTTTCACTGTTGCTTCAATGACGAAGGAAGGTCCGGAAGGACATCGGGCAATCGTCGGATATACGACGCTCGGAGCAACTCCGGGGAAAGAATATTATTACGCGAAACGGGGGAAACACTTCGCGGCTAATTTGATAGATATCGACGACCCCGCTTTTATCCCTGAAGAAGTTATCAATCCCGCCTTAGAGTTCATTAAAGAACATTATTACATCGGGGATAAGATATTGATCAACTGTGAAGAAGCACATAGTCGTTCTCCGGTGACTTGTTTATTATTCTTAAGAGCGATCAACGAGATGCCGTACCCTTTCGTTCGAGCAGAGAAAATATTCAGAACTTTGTATCCTGAGTATGATCCCGGCGTAGGGATGAGATCATATGCTCGTACCCATTGGAGAGGTTTAGAAAATGCTTCGATTTAATCCCGCTGATACTTCACGAATGCCTGAAAGACAGGAGCCGAGAACAGGTGAGCCGAGACGATTTCCGGAACCAAAACAGAATCCGGGGCCGATCAGTATCGGTAATCCGATTCAAGTCGGGCCGATGGCTCCCGGCATCCCAATATTTCATAAAGGGGTTGATGTCGTCCCTCATACCGGACCAGCAATCTTAGAAAAAGGCGAGAAGGTAATACCGAAAGAACAAAATATGGATAACATGAGTTCTATTAAAGATATATTAGGAAGTAAGGAAACGCATAAGCCTAAAAAAGTAATTAAGGCTATTCATACTCGTAAAGTGAAAGGTCATGGGGGGCATACGTCTTACGTTCACGAACACCATCACACACATCCGGAACATCATCCGATGGAAGAACATTCTTCCGCGAATCAAGATGAAATGGTGTCACATATGATGGATCATATGGGAGAACCTAATCCGGGGGAACAAGAAGCCAATGCGGGTCAATCAGGAGTCCCCGAACAGGGCGCTCCTGCGGGGCCAGTGCCGGGTATGTAATGACTCAGCGGGGTTTTGATGATTGGCATTTTTATAGCCCTAAGACCGGAGAAGAAATTAAACCTATGGCAGAACACCATGATGTAAGTCTTTACAGAGCGATGCACCATCTTAATAAAGGGGGATTGCATAGGGCGTTAAACGTCCCTGAAAGTGAAAAAATCCCAGCGGAGAAACTTGAATCTGCCCGCCATTCAACGAATAGCCACATAAAACACATGGCAAATTTTGCACATGTAATGGGTGAATTTCACCACGGGAAATAACCCCGGTCTAATCTGGGGAGGATTAGATAATGATAGTTTTCTGTATTACTTGTAAAAATCGCACACCGCATCTCGAAAGAACTCTTCCGAAGAATCTCGCGGATAATAAAAGCTTTAATTCTAAATTCGTAGTTTTAGACTATGGAAGCGAAGATAACCTCCTTGATTATCTGAGACAGAATCATCAAGAAGATATTGATTCAGGGAAGTTATCAGTCTATAGTCTGAAGAATAGTGGCCCGTTTCGAATGGCTCACGCTAAGAATTTAGTCCATCGTCTCGGAATCCTTGAAGGCGGGGATATCTTAGTCAATCTTGACGCGGATAACTTCACAGGAAGAGATTTCGATCTTTATATCTCCGAGAAAATGACGACTGAGACTTTCCTCTGGTCTGGAGTCGTGAAGGGTTTAGGTAAGAAATTCAGGGGTTGTAGTGGCCGGATTGTAGTAACGAAGGATCAGTTTCTTCTCGTCGGAGGGTATGATGAAGATTATGAAACTTGGGGTCCGGATGATAAAGATTTCAATGCTCGGTTAGTCAGATTAGGCTTCAAAGCAATTGAGATGGATCGAGCATTTCTTGAGGCAATTCCTCATAAAGATGGTGTTAGATTTAAAGAGTACCCGCATATTCAGGGTAATCTTGAAGACGAAAATGAAGTCATAATTTCCGAAGAAACTGTCGTAAATTATGGCTCTTTCGGATGCGGTACTGTTTATAAAAATTTTAGTAACATTCCCACGGTTCTCGGCTCGGTTCCTACTAGGGTATTTGGAATCGGATTACATAAAACAGCAACGACTTCGCTTAATGCGGCTTTAGGGATATTAGGGTACAAAAGCGGCCATTGGGAATCGGGCGATTGGGCAAAAACAATTTTTGAGGAGATTAGAAGTACTGGGAAATCAAAAGCACTAGAATCTTATTATGCTTTTTCTGATCTTCCAATACCTCTCTTATATAAAGAACTGGATCATAACTATCCCGGTTCGAAGTTCATTCTTACGACGAGAGATGAAACGAAATGGATAGAAAGTATTCGGAAACATTGGAGTTATGAACACAATCGATTCCGTTGGGAATGGGATAAGTATCCTTTTTCGAATAGGATTCATAAGGAGCTATACGGACAGAAAGACTTCAACCGAGATATTTTTCTTTCTAGGTATCATAAACATAATTATGATGTAGTGAATTATTTCAAAAATCGGCCTAATGATCTCTTAGTGATGGATATGGAAAAAGCAGGATGGCCGGAATTATGTAAGTTCCTTGGGAATGAAATCCCTGATCAACCATATCCTAGAAAACTCGTAAGTAAGAACTAATGCCTTTAACTCCTGAAAATTATAGACGGCGATTAGCTAATGGGGTATGTGGAAATTGTGGATGTCGCCCTCGTAGAGAAAATAAAGTTACATGTGAAGTATGTTATGGCGTAGTTAAAGATAGGTATTGGAAAAGACGTAATCCTAATTGTAGAAAACGTAGTGAGATTAAAAGGCGTAGTTTGGAAGAAGAAAAAATAGCACATAATAAAGCCTCCGAAAAACATCGTTTAGCGAATAGAGAGAAAGTCAATAAGGCTTCCGTTCGTTGCCATAGAGAAAGACGTGAGGAAATAATTTCAATCTATGGTGGAAAATGTGTATGTTGTGGGGAATCCCATTTCGAATTTTTGCAATTAGATCACGTTGATGGCGGCGGTGCAAAACATAGAAGAGAAGTAGGGCAGGGATATAAATTTTTAAATTGGCTACAAAAAATGAATTATCCGGATTCTATTCAAATATTATGCGCTAATTGTAATGCCGCAAAAGGTTTTTATGGTATGTGCCCTCATAAGAGAGAAAGAATAGAAAATGCAGAATGTATCTAATTTAAAATTAGGAAAACTACCCCCTAAATTAGATTCTCGAACCCTTCGATTATCAAAATATATTGGAAGCCTTCCGGTCCCACCAGATAGTTGTGATCAAACGGGCGGCGTAACCCAATTTGGAATGATGATTAACGGCCCCAATTCTTATGGAAATAATATTCCGCTAGATGGTTTGGGTGATTGTACATGCGCCGCAGTCGGTCATGGAGATCAGATCAGTACTTTGAATACTCCGGAGGGGGAGAAGACTCCCCCAGATCAAATGATCCTCAATCTTTATGAAAACTGTTGCGGATATGTTCCGGGCGATCCGAGTACAGATAATGGCGGGATCGTAATAAATGTTTTGAATTATGTCAAGAAACACGGACTCGGCCATAAGGAAGTTACTCATCATCAGAAGTATCGTCTTCGTGGATATGCTGATACTGATCCGGGAAATAGTACTCATGTAAAGCAAGCTATACAGACTTTTGGAATGGTAGATATCGGTCTTCAACTTCCGATCTCTGCACAGAGTCAAACTGTTTGGGACGTAGCTTCTGGTCCGAATGCTCGACCCGGTACATGGGGCGGTCATTCAGTTGTCGTAGTTGCGTATACTCCGGAAACCTTGACTTGTGTGACATGGGGAGCACTCCAAGAAATGACTTGGGCGTTCTGGAATAAGTATGTTGATGAATCCCACGCTTTATTTTATCAATCATGGTTGAAGAAATTCGGGGATCAATCCCCAGATATGTTAGAAGTCTTAGAACAAGATTTAGTAGACGTTACAAATTAAGATTATGTTAATCGGGGGATTAAAATCATTAGCGGATGAGTGTCTGAAGAATCCGAATTATCAATATAAAGATAAATCCATCCCGGATATCAAAGAATTAGCAAAAACTAGTTTTAGAAGACTTCCTACAGAACAAGCCGAGAAAGTAGTAGTCTCTTGGTCAAAATTTTGTAAGGAGTCCGGAGTAGATGCGGGTCTTGATGATCTGATGTTCTATCGCTTCCTTGCTCAGACTAATCTCTACTTCATGTGTCATCTCCTCCAGAGATATGACAAAGTAGATATAAACGTCCATGAGCCGATTTGCAATCTTTTCTTCGTCCAAAAAGACCCGACGTTTAAGACTGCCGAAGAATTTGCAAAGCAGTATGGTGATTTAAAAGATAGATTATTACTCATTCCCAGAGGAAGTTTCAAGTCGTCGATAGATATTGCAGACTGTGTTCAGTGGTTAGTCACTTTCCCTGAAACAACTATTCTCATTCTGACTGGAATTTATGCTCTGGCGAAAGATTTCGTCGGAGAACTTTCATCACATTTCATTCTCGAAGAAATCGGTCGAGATTCTAAAGATAAGCCGAAGTACGGGCCGAAGAAGTTTATAGATGGAACGCAGAGTATCTTCCAGATCATATTTGCAGAACATACGGTTACCCCGAATGAAGTCAGAGATACCGAATTTCAGACTCCCGCGAGTCTGATTCGAGATAAAGAACCATCAGTGATGGCGGCGAGTATCGAGCAAAACCTTTCAGGATGGCACTTCCTATTGATGAAGATCGATGATGTCGTCACGAATGAAAATAGTTTGACGATTGCCCGTCTTGAATCTGTCAACCATCAAGTAGACGTAAACCGAGCTATGCTTCATCCTTACGGTTTCTTTGATCTTATAGGAACTTGGTACGATGAATCGGATGTCTACGGATTAAGTATTAAGAATGAAGAGAAGCTTGCTGAAGAGATGGGGCTGAAGCATCAAGTCCACGGCTCTGTCTGGGATGGCTATTTCAATAGTGATGTCACGATGAAGATTTATCTTCGATCTGCATGGTGGCCGACTCCGGAAGCAAAGAAGCTTGGTAAGATTGAAGAAGAGATGACCGAGAAGGATTGGACCCTCTTTTTCCCCGATAGGTTACCATATAAATTTCTTATTAAAGAAAAGAAGAAAAGTCCTGAAGGGTTTGCTATTAAGTATGAAAACAACCCTCGGAAAGTTCATCAAGTTAAGTTTCCAAGAGAACTTCTTCTCCGTAGAACAATTCCAGCGAATCAACTCCCGCAAGCGGGATTGATCGTTTCAGCAGTCGATACTGCATACTCTACAAAGAGTTGGGCGGATTATACCGTGATGGTCACAGCGTTGATCTATGGTGGTCGGTTTTATATCATCGATTGCATTCGCGGTAGATATAATGAATATGATCTCCCGAAAGTTATAGCCGGAGCGGGATATAAATGGAAGCCGAAACGGATAGCGATTGAAGATAGTATCGGCGTGAAGTGGTTCAGCCGAGAGTTGAAGAGAGAGATGGATACTCTTCAGATCAGTATTCCGATTGAGTATGTCTCCCTCGGATTAGGTACGAAAGCGAAGTCGAAAGAGTTGAAGGCGAAGCCAGTCGTCCGACTCCTCGGAGATGAACGAATGTTCTTTAGTAATGCCTCCGCAGGGTTAGACGAGATTTATAAAGAATTAGAGAATTTCGGAACCGCGTCAGGAACACATGACGATGTAGTTTCGGCCCTCTCGGTCCTCGTTGACCAATTCGGCGGGTATGCTGATATGGATTCTCGTGTGAGTCAGATCAATACTGACTTCAACGCGGATCAGAAATCCCGTCTTCGTCATGATCTGATCTACGGACTCGGCCCCTTCAGTAAGTATAATGCTCTAGAACAGAATCAATCCGAGAATCCGAGAACCGCGTTCGAGATAGAAAATCGGCCAGTTGAAGAAACAGAGTGCGATCCCCTAGCAGAATTATTTGGATAATATGAGTGAATTCCTTCAGTCAGACGGCAACGCGAACGCGAGTTTAGTGAAAGCCGATTACGCTGCCGATGGCTCTTTGAAAACTAAGGCCGCTGATCTAGCCCTCGTTGTACAGTCTGCATCAACTGCTGAAGCATATATATCAAACCGTCAGTGGTCCTTACTTTGGCGTGACTCGGATCTCCTCTTCCAAAGTCCGAGACCATTAGAAACGTGGGAAAACACCTACGTGCTCAGTCCGAATGTTCAAAGATTTACGGTTGCAAAAGTTTGTAATGCAGTAGTTCCTCAGATTTATAAGGGTCTTTTTTATAGTGACCCTCCGATGATCCTCCGTCCTCGTCCGGGTACATCCCAGACTGTCGTAGATGCGAAGACTGCTCTCTTCTCGTATCTCCTCGATTCATGTAATTTCAAACGTGAAACGAAGTGGGGAATTGAACAGATGGCTTTTCTCGGAACTGGAATCTGGAAGTGGGGGAAAGAATATAAAGAAATAGAAATCAAAAAACGTCGTGCAACTGTTGCTGATCTACCAAGTGGGGTAGATGGACAGACAGAACAAGTAGTAACTGATGAGAAGCCGCAGATCACGACAGAGAAGAAAATGATCTGTCATCCGTTTTTCGAATGGAGATCAGTTCATCAAGTCCTTGTTGATCCACATACTCCCGTAGGAGATATCCGCTTTGCAGATTATGTCTGTGATGTCAGGTATATGAATTGGTATCAGTTAGACGATCTGAAGAAATCTGTCACGGTAGATGGAAAGTTGATGGACGGCTGGGACTTCCCGGAAGATATGATCGACTGCTGGCTTCCTCCGATGAATGAAGAAGCGGCCCCGAAGTTGATGTCAGAACAATCGACTTTTACATCGGGTATAGTCCACCATGCTCAGGATATTCAGATTTCTGTTAGTCCTGATGCTCTGATGAAGAAATTGGAAATCCTTGAATATTGGGATAAGAGAAGGAAGATTCTCGTTCTTAACAGGAAGAAAGTTATCTATACTGGTGAGAATGAATTTAAAGAAATTCCATTCCTCTCTGCTAACTGGTGGAATCGCCCGAAAGCATTTTACGGAATGGGTCTTGGGCTGATCGTCGGCCAGAATCAACGTGTTGATCAGGGTACGATTAATGCTATCTTGAAGATTCTTTCTCTCGGTGTTAATCCTATTTATCTCCGTAATCGTAACGCTAATTCTCCAACGCAGATGCTTCGTTCCGGCCTTGGCCGAATTCTCACTGTTGATGGGGATATAGAAAAAGCTTATAAGCTCTTAGACTCCCCCCGTGTTCCACAGGAAGTATGGGCCGCACTCCAAGAGAGTGAGAAAGCGACAGAGAGTTCATCCGGCGCTGACGCACA